CCAGTCTGTAGCCTGATTTCCAGATTGATAAAGCAAACTTCCATTCTGATATAAAGCTACATAGCAGTCGGCGAGTCCTGCTCCATTTGTACCGCCTAGACAAAATAGAATATTACTAATTGTCATAGCCTTGGGAATAGTAATTCTAACTCCATATGCTTGGCCTTTTACTCCAATATTTGATGTATTTATTCCTGCAGTAGGATCGTAGTTCCAGGCTAATAAGTTTTGATCTGAAGGTTTTGTAGTGGCTATATAATATAAAGAATCAAGAGCAGATTTCAAATTTGCCCAGGTAAGCTTTTTAAGTATATTCGAGGCTGCGCTGTCTAATATGGCAAATAGGTCTGCATCTGCAGGGGTAGTTTTTGCTGAAGCAGCAGATACATCAGACCAGTCGGCATCTGCCCCATCCGCACCGTCCATTCCGTCAACTCCATCCTGTCCGTCTGCGCCTTGGGGTCCTGTCGCACCAGTCTCGCCTTGTATACCTTGCAAACCAGGGTCTCCTTTTTCTCCGGGATCGCCTTTCGGTCCTTGCGGTCCAACTGGTCCTTGTTGACCAGTATTACCTTGAACACCAGTGTAGCCTTGCGGGCCACGTACCCCTTGCTCGCCCTGATCTCCCTTTTCCCCTTTCGGGCCAGTCAAACCCTGTATTCCCTGATTTCCTTTTGCACCCTGATCCCCTTTGTCACCCTTTTGGCCTTGATCGCCCTGTGGTCCGACTGGACCTTGCAATCCTTGAATGCCCTGCAATCCCTGCTCGCCAGTGTCGCCTTTCTCGCCTTGGATACCCTGCAGACCACGTCTGCCTTGATGATTAATAGTAGAAGTGCGGTTTACCTTGCCTACCTTGAACGATTTGTTATTTCTTTTAAGAACTATCTTATATTCCATACTAGCTTACCTCCGGAACACTTAACGCTTTGCATACCGTTAGTGTCGGAAGTGAGCAGTCCTCGCAGTCGGATACGTCTGGCAGTTTTTCAATAGTGCCGTCTGCATAGGTTACTACGAGCATATACTCATACTCGCCGACATCTAGATCAGTATCGTTTGTGGTAATTTCAGCGCCTCTAACACCGTTTGTAGTGGTAAAATTGGCAGTTTCGTTTATAAGAATATTGCCATCGGAGTCTGCAACTAAGAGCTGGAGTGTGTCCGCTGTTAGATCATCATTTGTGGTAGATAAAATAAGGGTTTCCCCTTGACGAATAGAGATATCCATATCAATATTCTATCATAATACCAGTGCTATTTTGCAATGAGAAATTGGTTGGCTAGGAGAGATTAGCTGAGGTTTACAGCTCTCAGACCGACTACCTTTTCAGGATCTCGGACTGCTCCGCCTCGGAAGAATGAGCCTCGGAGTACTAATTCATTTCTTTGATATGCTGATTTAACAGTTCCATTATCCTCATATGCAGCCTCGGTACTAAGATCATAGTTAAGACCTCCAGATGTTCGACCTGTGAAAGTTGAAAGATCTACATAGAATACTGCGTCAGTGATAGTGACGGTAACTCCGCCGACTACGAATGAGCGAGTTTGGTTACTACCAAGTTTAGGCAGTAATTCGTTTGGAACTACGATATATGGAGCGCCGAACATAAGTGATCCGTTATCTCCAGTTGTGAAGATTCTAAAACCGCTATCAGTATTGATACCAGCAGCAGCTTGTCTCTTCATAAGCTCCCAATATGAAGCTTGAGAAAGGATGTAAGTACCACCCATGATTTGCTCCTGCATTCCTGCAACATCCATGAAAGATTGGAGAGCATTTACGTTAGCGCCCCCACCAGATGTTCCGGTGTTGTACATAACTTCATTACCAGTGCTATTTACAGCTTGCTGTAAGCGAGCTACAAAGATTTGTGCTCTCTTGCGATCAAAGTCATTTCTATATCCAGCTGCTACGTCACTCAAAAGGTCAGCTGCTAAGAAACGAGTAGCTGCATTACAAACAGGTGTAACAGCTGCTAATTCATGAAGATTGTCAGTAGTAATTTCAGCGGTGTATTCAGAGATAGGCTTCAAGTTTCCATCTTCTCCGTCATCGCAGAACTCAACTTCTTGCATATTGATGTCGCCATTTCTGGTCAACCATGCCATTTGAAGTGAAAGAGTGTCACGGAATGTAAGTTTACTCAAAAGATCTCGGAAAGATGATCTAAAGCCTTCGATCTCACTTAAGAGTTCAGGAGAGATAACAAAATTACCGAAGTCTGCAATCGTAACAGAGTTATCAACTTTACCAGCATCTTGAAGAGCCTCAAGATTGTACATGTTGATATCAATAAGCTTTTTATGTGCTTGTTCAGAGCCACCTTTAAGCCATTGCCATGCATTTCCTACCTGTTCGTTATAGCGACCTCTCCAATCAAGTCCATCAACTCCGACCATTACTGGAGAACCTTTGGACATTTTTTGGAATTTTGGCTCTTCAACACCTTTATCAAAGGCATTCTTTTCGAGAGTAGCGACTTTATCCATTAAAGGTTTAGTAGCTGCTTCGACTGCATTTTTAACGATAGTAGAAACGTCTTTGTTTTTGTCTCCCTCTTCAGGAGCTGGAGTTGCTGGAGTTTCAGGAGCTTTTGGCTCTTCAGCTGTTTTAACTTGATCCTCAACACCTTTGTTTTCGTCAGTGTCTGGGACATCAACTGATTGACCAGCTTTCAATGTGATTTCAGTATCTTCACCTGCGGAATTTTTATAGGTGATAGTAACGGCAAAACCTCGTGAGTTAGTGACCTTTTTGAATTTCATAATATTATTATCATTTATAGGATTTTGTTTGTCAAGAGGTAATTTAAGAGCTTGTGCAAATAAGGCTGTATCGAGGCCGTTTTGTTTTGCATACTCCATAGTTTCCTCAGCTATTTGATTGATGTGAGCCTGCTTATTATTTCCGGTAACTACCAATGAAAGACCGACTAGTTTTGCGTTGCGGAATATACCATCATCATCAGGCCAAGGGCCGATTGTTTCGATAGAGAAGTCGGTAAGGTGTCCAGCAAGGATCATCCTCTTAGCAAAGTCGGCGAGTGGGTTTTCCTTTACCGCCAGCTTAATACCGTCAATAGTAACCCTTTTATTTGCTACCTTTTTAGTATTAATTACAGAGCCGAGTACGTTTTGAATACGGTCAATATGGTCAGCGGTTAGCTTGCCTTTGTACTGAGTAATATCAAGAGAAGGGATATCATACTTAGCGCCTGACCACATTTCGCTATTGTCCGTAATAACGACTGGTTTTGAAAACATGAGGGTTTCGTCATCGATAACCTTTATAGCATTTTTTTCAATATCGAAGTGTACGGACTCTTGATGAGTCTCTTCGGATATATCATTATAGAAGCGGTTATGCCCCATCTGCTTTTTAATTTGAGCCTCCAACCACGGAGATTTGTTCTTTACTTTCATAATAAGAATTATATCACTATAGAAAATTATTTATCAATCTTCTTTTTATGAATAGCCTTTTTAGGCTGCGTAGGATGCTTGGGTATAACCGTATGAACGGCTGGCGGTACTCCGAACGTTTTAACCTCTTCCTCTTTTTCCTGATCTTGCCAGTCGGGTATCATCTGACCAGGAGCTGGTCTATAGTGTGGGTTTGCCTTTAGCTTATTAATAGTTTCCTGATTCAACTTTGCCATATTAGTATTATACTACTTTTTCTCACGCTCTATAACTAGCTCGTAATCGCAAGAGCAGTTAGGATGCAAGTTTCCTGCGAATACATTATCAAAGTTTACGTTAAAGGTTACCTCCTCGCCTTCCACCCTAGCTGTTACTGAGCCACCCTTTTTTACAAACGGCTCATCAAAAGGAATTAACCCTTGGCGCTCTAGAGAAACACAAAAAGGGCAGGGATTATCAGAGCGAGTATGGTATCGTTTGAAAGCTCTCTCCTCCAGTCCGTTTTGTTCTATAAACTGGCGGTCAGCATCATACTGCGCCATAGTAAATGCTCTATTCGTTTCTGTCCTTGCCACTACCCTAGCTCTTTTATCGGTAATATCGTGGGAGTACTTTGTTTTTATTTCGCTAATAATTTCAGCCTGCGACTTTCCCTTAAGCGCTGCCTCTCTTGCGGTTTTGTATAACTCCTGCGAAAGAGTATCAACATGGCTACTAGCTACAGCCTCAGCGGTCTTTTTTATGCCCTCTTTTGCTATTTTATCGAGTAAGTATTTAGCCTCGCCTCCGTATTTTGCTATACGATCCTTTATAGTCTCTTTCCCCTGCAGCTGGGTAATTATTCCGTAAAATGCGGTAAGAACGAGTACTAGCTCGTTTACAGCATCCTTTTTATCGGTTTTGGTAATTAGATCCTGCTCTGACTCAATATCGTTTTTTACCAGCTTAGGAATACGACTAATAACCTTTGCAGTCAAATTGCCCTCGACGTTTACGATAGCATTTTGCAACATAGACTCTTGATCGTGAATGAGACCATCAGGTAGCTTGTGGCTAAATCTACTTTGATTCTGATTTTGATTACCCTTTTGATCTAAACCCAAAAGTGCTGCCTGTAGTTTTGGATCGGGACGGCGTTCATTTGTAGGCTTGCCGAGATCCTTAAGGTCAATTTCTCCATTGACGTATTTTGCCGACAAATCCTCGTCATACCCTGCAGCAACTAAAGAGTCAAAAAGCTCGAAGTTCTTTTTCTTATTGTCTGCCTTTTTAGCCTCAACATCTTGATCAGATTCTATAGGATTGACTAGCGATAGGCTTACTTTTTTGCTAGCAGACTCTTTTGGATAGCGGTTTTTATAGTCCAAGTTCAATGCATCAAGGATAAGGTTAATACGTGGCACTATTTCGTTTTCGATAAGTAGCTCCTTTTGTGTATTGGAGGTTTCTCTTGTAGTACCCGACTCCTCAACGCCCATAGTGGTTTTACTCATTCCGGTAACAGCAAAAAGGGTTTGACGCTCTACCTCGTTAACATCCTTTAGCGCAGACTTTGAAAGATCAACATTCATAGGAGTCCACTGCACTGCACCTGCTCCGTTTCCAAATACAGGCTCTCCTTTTACTTTCCCCTTCATTCTAGATACGAAGTTATCAAACTTCTCCTTTGGCAAAACGACATCGGTAGTAATAATACCGGGAGCGTCAACGTTATTTCTAAGAGCGTGGCGAGTATAGTCTCCAGCGCTTTTTATAGTAAAGGATGACTCACGGGCAGCATCAGTCATCGCATATGGTTTAATATCGTCAAAAGGATTTAGTTCTCGAATAGGGATGATCATTTCTACCGGAATATCACGCTGAAATCCTCTCCTTACTTCCCGATAACCACCGATTTCGAGGCTACCCTCTTTCATCACTCTGGTAATGTTGTAAGGGTTCAAAAGGTCGAACTGGATAGGCGATCCGACTTCTCCTGAGCCAGTAGGATTTGCCTGTGCGTTTGGATTTCGCAAAACCATAAGATAGTAAACACCCTCTAAGTCGAGATAGGTAGATATTGTCTGCCAGAACTGATTTTCTGAAAAACGGTTACTATCCTTAATAAGCGAAACATATGGATGCACTTCCGTAGAGTTTGGATTGTCCGGCACTTCAGTAGATAGCTTTTCGGAGGCTATTCTAGCAACAGCTCTGGCACGTTTTGTGATAGCAGCATAGGAGTATCCGGTATAGTGGTCTCTATCATTCATCATAACCTGCGACCAGTCGGGAGTTAGTGTTTTTTGATTTCCATAGCGGAGAAACTGATCGGGTAGACTCATGCTGTTTTCAGCAGGGTTTATTAATCGTGCTAAATTTTTGCGAAATTTGTCAAACATATAATTATTATACTACAACGCTATCCTACTTGTATCATCTTGAGGGTCTATTTTCAACGTTGGATATAGTCCCATGACCACCGCATCAAAAATATCCGGCGACAAAGAGCCTGTGCGTTCCTTTACCTTTTCCTTGCTTTCTACCGAGAGGCGTTTGTCGGATATTTCATGGAGATGAGCCATAGCCTCGGATATCAACTCGTTTCTAAAAGGACAGCCCTCAAATATTTTATACGTTCCCTTTTCTAGTCCCTGTGCAAACTCCCAAATAACCTGCGAGCGCAAATTGTCATATCTGCTAGGCTTGTCAGTGCCATCAGGGTTCTTTTCTGTAACAGGTTTAGCGCCGGAGATAAACTCTTTTACCTCAATTCCCTTTGATTTTGCATGGTCAACTACACCGACACCGATACCGACTGCGTCAACTGCCATATTCTCTGCTAGGACACTATTTTCTGTCATGAAGCGGATAAGAGTCATAGCCTGCTCGTCCGTTGTTACTTTTTGCGTTTTATCCTTTATTACAATAATATCTACTAAGGTGTTTCCTGCCCAAAGCGCTATTACCGACCTATCAGTACCGCTACGTGCTACGTCAAAGCCTGCGGTACGTTTTGCATTTATATCCCACATACTTTGAATAGCAGCGGAGAAGTATTTATATTTGAAAAGGGAGGCATCATCGTCCTGAAAATTCCAATTATTCAAAATATAGCGCTCTACCCAAGGCCGTGGATTAGTTAACATATTTTTAATATCAGCCTCGGACTGCCACGAATCCTCTATAGTAAACTCCAATACTAGAACACCGGGAGGGAGAGTGCCTGCCTTGTACGGATCGTAAAAAAGCTCTCGCATATAGGTATCGTTAGGGTTCATAGTAATAATAGAAATAGACGGCTGCCCCTCCTGATTACGTCTACCCTTACGAGCCTGCGCCATATTGAAAAGAGCCTGTGCTATTTCGTCCCCCTCATCAATATGATTAGCCGTGGCGTTTATACCTTTTATTTTCCTGCCCTGCCTATCCTTTGTAGCATCAGCCTCAACAAATCCTATAATAGACCGATTATGCAAAAACTTTATTTCAAAATCCTGCCTGTTGTATTTGTAGTCCTCCTTTTCGACAAAGTTCATCATATCGAGCATATTCAAATAGGAAGGAATAACGGAGCGCTTAGCTGTTGATATATTTTGACGAAAGACCGTGAAGTAGGTACGTGGGAAATTGTAGGCTATAGAGATACCAATATGAGCTGCAATATCTGTCTTACCTGTACCAACTGAGCCTATTAAAACAATAGTATGAATAGCCGGATCGTTTACGGCATCAAGTACTTTCTGTTGTTTCGGCTTCAGTGTTAACATTGCGTTTTTTTATCTCCGATACTATAAGTGGAGGCTGGGAGATACGTTTGCCTCCGCTAGTAACATCCAGTTTGTCTCCATAACCCGACTTTCTCAACCATTCGGCAGCTCGCATATCGCCGGAGTACGCTTTAGCTATTGCTGTATAAACGATAGCTCTCCAAGGCGAACCTATGGCCTGCGCTGCCTCCTTTTGCTTGATAGGTACTTTTGACCAGTCAAACTCCTCGCTTTCTAGCTCCTGAATAATAGTGGCTAGATTTTTAGTACCCACAGGACGACCAGCAGGATTGCCGGATTGCCCCGGTTGGAACTGCGTTTTTTTTCCCTGTTCGACTATATTCGGATTATTTCCCATATTTTATTTACTAGCCTGTTGTTACCCTGTTAATTATATCACAGGTGTTCCATCTTCCCACCCCTCATCTTTTCCATCATGGGTAAACATCCAGTAGCGCTTACGGACAACGTCACAGTACTTAGGGTCTAGCTCCATACCGTAGCAAATACGATCCGTTTGCTCACAGGCTATAACGGTAGATCCTGAGCCTAGGAAAAAGTCGACAATAATATCCTCTTTCTTGCTACTATTCTCCAGAGCCTGAGCGATTAAAGCTATCGGTTTCATTGTAGGATGCTCACTAGATCGTGAAGGACGATCAATATCCCATACAGTAGTCTGATTACGTGGCCCATACCACTGATGTCCCCCCCCATCTTTCCAGCCGTATAGAATAGGCTCGTGTTTCCAATGGTAGTCCTGTCGCCCCATAACCAATATATTTTTATTCCAAATAAGACACTGCTTCAAAAGGAAGCCTGCCTCTACAAAAGCCTTACGGAAGTTGAAACCCTCCGAGTCGGCGTGGGTAATATAGGCAGCGCCACCGGGTTTGGTTACCGAGCAGATATTGGTAAAAGAGTCTAGTAAGAAAGTGAAGAACTGGTCATTTTCTTTTTTATCGTTTTGTATTTTCAGCTTTTCCTTTGTTTTGCCCTCATAGTCTACGTTATAGGGAGGGTCGGTAAATACCATGTCCGCCTTTTGGCCATTCATTAACTTTAGCGCATCCTCGCTTTTGGTAGCATCTCCGCAGAGTACCCTATGCTTGCCCAGCTGGTAAACCTCGCCGAGCTTTGAAACAGGCGGTGTGCTAGAAACAGAGGGAGGGGTATCCTCCTCGGTATTTGCAGGGTTGAAGGACTTAGGAAGATCTAATCCCCACTCCTCTAGCTCCGGCGCTTCATATTGATTAGCCAGCTTATCGTAGTCCCAATCGCCGTCTGAAATATTATCTATAACGACAAACTCTCTCTTTTGTGCCTCCGTCCAGTCTTTGGCATCGGCAAAATACTCCTCTTTTAGCATAAACTTAGGATCATCTTTTACTAATGCCATGACAGCATCATAGCGCCTATTACCTCCTAGAATAATATTATCGTTGGAGGAGTCATAAACGATAGGACGTTTTGCCAGCATCTGAGGGAAGCGCTTTATTTTAGCCTTTAGCTTCGCAAATGCCTTATCCTTTATAGTTCTAGGATTGTCCGGATTAACTCTGAGCGTTTTTATATCTAACATAGTATTTCTTGTATCCACCTACCCTGTGAGTCCTTGGTAAATTGGATCCTTTGTAATTGAGTATTATACATCTTTATCTCTCCCTTTTTCGTAAGATGGCTAGTATTGAGGCTCCAGTCAACGTAGTTTTTGTATCCCTCACGGCGAAGTGCAAGGCCAAAGGATACGTCCGGCCCTAGTATTTCATCAAAAGGTTCGAATACCATTTTTTTATAGTTGTCGAGTTTCGTCAACGCACAATAGAGTCCGGCAGCGTCAATTTCCTCTATCTCCCCATTTTTCGGCAAACATGAGGATATCGTTTTTACATCATAAGGACTGTCTACTTTCCAAATACCGGGGACGGTAATACCCCAGCGTCCTATCTGCACTCCGGTAATAAATCCGGCGTGTGGATACATAAGAGCATTTTGCGTAAGCTTCTCTAGAGCGTTTAATGGCATCAGAGTATCATCCTCCAATAAAAAGACGTAGTCGCAAAAGTTTAGTATTTGCTTCATCTCGTTATGTATTTCGGCTATCCTTTTACGCCTGCCTCGGATATAGTTGACCGATGGCAGCCCCTTTTTGCGGTAAACGCATAGTTTCTCGTGAAACTTTGAGTTAATAACAAAAT